TGATTAGGTCTGCGGTCTCCGCAAGGATGGAAAGTTTTAGGGTACGACTGCCGGCCATTATTTATCCCATTCCTTTAGTATGCGATTAAAGGATTCTTCCCATTTAGCAATAAGTTCACGCTGATTCTCGGTTAGCGTTGGGTAAATAAAATAGCCTTGATTGCCTCGCCCTAATCTTGGGGTACGGCGTGGGAATTGCTTGAACCGATTAGATCCAAATTCCATGCCAGGCCAGAGTTGTTGAGTAGTTCCTCCGCCCGAGTATTTCTGAGAAGCAAAGCCGAAAGATAATTCCCCTATCTTTGACGACTTAGCAACGCGAGCGCCTTCAGCAATACGTCGAGCGGAAGCTCCTGCGATTTGGCGCGTCTGCGCTTTGCGGAGAATCTTCTCTTTAAGCATCTCAGCGATTTCAGCTGAGGCTTGTTTCGCTTGTTCTAGTGCTTCGGCATCCATAGCCTTAAACGCGCGCTTAATACCGGATAGCTCGCTGCGGTCGTACGCTATTCGTACATTATCCACGATTACGCTTCTCCAGTATCTCTATGGCGGTCAATATATCTTCGGCAGTTTGCCATTCGCTCATCGGGATACCAGTAGCGATAGATAACTCGATAAGCGTCCGGTTTATGCTTCCGGCTGGGTAACTTTTGGGTCTACTTCACCGACTTCAATATCATCAACGCTAAGACACCAGGCTTCGTAACCTTTGTGTTGCTTAGTGCCCGATGTACGAATCATTGATGTATAAGCCAGAGTAAGCAAGTCATTCATTCCGATTTCGTCATTTTCGCGAATCGTCTTGCCTGTCTTAAGTTCCCATTTAGCCCAGTCGGGAGGATTGACGACGTAGGTCGCTTCTTCCCCATTATTAAATTTTATTGTTATTGGTAGTTTCATTGTGTGTGCCCCGATCTATTTACTAGCTGAAGGATTCGGCTGGTGTTCCGACTACTGTGAAGTTGAAGGATACAGTCTGTGCTTCGTTTCCTGCGCCTCCGGCTGTTGGGAAGTCAGGAAGAATCTGGAATGTGAAAGTTGCGCCTGAGGCTGCGGTCATAACAGTTGAAATTCCGGTATCAGGTGCGGATTCAGCAACGCCCCAGAGGATTTCGCATAGGGAGCCAGTTGCGCCCCAGTCTGCGAGCATTTCAACGGCAAAGTTCCATTGATCGTCGGTTACTTTGTAAGCCTTGCCATCTAGGGTCTGGTAAGTCTCGCGTGTGCGTGTATCGCTGAGGATTGCGCTTGTTGTCTGAGCGTCGAAATTGTTACCACCAATAGTGAAGGTAACATCTCTGCCCGTAATTACGGTGGTAGGCATTTCGGTTTCTCCTTAGTTTGTTTGCGTGTAATAGGTTGAAACGTTTATATCGGCAGATAACACGTTAGACGCGCCTACCTGGACGATTTGTGGCGTTTCAATTTGTCCTACTACATATCCGGCAGGTATTACCGCCAGAATGCTGATGATGAGCTTCTCTAGGTTGTCTAGGGATGCTGGGTTGGAATTATACGCGACGGCTGCGGTAATTTTGTAGTTGAGCATTACTTTAGTCGTCGCTTTGTTAATAAGATTTGGCTCCATGTATGGAGAGCCAGGAATAATTACTACAGCTGGCGGAATGATTGCTTCGGGTACGTAAGAGTAAACAGATCCAGCGACAGAGCTAAGAGCTGTGGCTAGTGCGCCTCGTACGTCAGCCGAAATTGACGATGCTGGCATTATTGCGCCAGCGTTTCAATATCGACCATATTGCCAAGCAAACCCTGAACGCGACTGTAAAGACTGCGACCCATTCTGTATGGCGTTGCGGTGAAATCTACGCCTTCAATTTGTCCGCCTGGAGCTGTCCGAGATTGGAATACTTCGACTGCTACAACTAGGACGGCAGATTCTACGTTTTGATTATTTGCGTAAATAGTGGCGGCATCTTTGCCGGAAAGTGTGGCGCGACCTGTTGGGATTATCGGTCTGCGCTCGATGTCTGCGTTGGTAATGCTTTGAGTAAATACCTGCGAATAAATAATGTTAAAGCCCATGCGATTGACTGTGTAGAACGTTGCGATGTCGTCGGTTACAGCGCGAGATCCATCGAAAGGCGCTCCGACATTGTTAATCACTACAGTTTGACCTTCGACGAATCCGTGAGGACGTACTGTGTAAAAGTAAGCGATGTTATCGACTAGTTCCACGCCTTGAATTGCTGCCTCATGCTCAGTCAATAACGGCAGGATTACGCCTTCAGCGGTATCGATAATGCCATCAAGATATGCGTCATTGTAAAGTGAAGAACTAACGCCTAGCACAGAGCGTAGTTGCGACGCGGTTACGATGCTAGGCATTAGATCTCCTTACGAGCGAGAGAGAGGCGCTCGGGGCAACACGCCTCCCTCTCAGATTAGTTTGACTAGGCGACTGTGAGGTTGCGGAAGGCTGAGCCGTACTTTAAGCAAGTAGCGACATAGCCATAAACGCCGATTTCGATTTCGCCAGTTGAGACAACGTTTGCGCGGATTTGTTGTGCTGGTCCGCGATAGAAGGTTGCTGCGTCGCTTGCGTAAATTACGCCCTTGACGCCTGTGCCGGTGTCGATGTTTGGATCTACAACGAGACCTAGACCTGCGATAGTTCCAGCGGTTGAGCCCTGGGTCATGAGACCAGCAGCATTTTGTGGAGCAGCAGCAGCGAATAGTGGTCGCTTGTTATCATCGACAGCAGCAAGCAATTCGCCAAAATTGCCAGTATCAGCAAGGAAGCGATTTGGTGTGCGACGAAGAACGCCATAAGCGTCTGCGATGCCGTCTGCAATGGCTGCGTAGAGTGTTGCGCCAGAAGATGATCCTGGAGAAGCCGCTGCGATGCTGAATGCGTAAGCATCAGCTTTTTGTGCCCATGAAGCAGCAAGTTCGCGTAGCAATACATCGAGGTAAGCTGGGTCGCTGCGCTCTAACAACTCTACAGACACTCGGTTGGCTCCTGCGATTTTGACTATGTCGATTTCCTTGCTGGTGATTGTGGTATCGGTTGAATCAAATTCAACTGCTTCAGCTGTTTGAGCGGTCGTAGCCTGTACGCCAAGAAGCGGACGATAGAATTTCATGCCTGAAGCAGGGAGGGTTCCTTGCTCTAAAGACATAGCGAAAGGCATTGAATCATCAATAATTCCGATGATGTCGCGGAGGTATGTCGGAGGTACTACGCCGATATTCTCGGTTGTAGTAGCAGCATCAAGAGCTGCGACGATGTCGCGCGCGTTGCTGTCGCCACGTTGCGCTTGGATCTGTGCGAGTGCGTACTGTCCGGCGGAAATGTTCATGTTTACGCGAGGTGCGGTGTAAACAGGAGCATTGACGACAGGAGCAGAAGCCTCGACCTTTGTTGATTCGACCGAAACCTCAGGCTCGGTCGTCTTTGGGGTGTCGGTCATTTCTTCTTCTTCCTTTTGTGGTTCTTCTGAAGCAGCTACTTCAGAAACTCGCGCAGAATCGATAGCCGGTGATTCGACTAAGCTGACTTCTACGAGATTTGAGGAGAGAACGCGGAATGCGCCATCTTCCTCTTTCCATTCGTTGAGCTTGATGCCCACCGAAAATCCATCGCGTAATCCCATAGCCGCTTCTTCCAAAGCAGCATCTCCGAGATATGTTTTGGCAATCTTGAAGCTCGCATCGATTCCGATTGGGGTTCCGTTTTCGTCATTAACGTGATTAAATTCAAGAACGCGTCCGATTGGTTGCGTGTTTTGATGCTCTAGTAATAATTTAATGGGTTTGAGAGCGATTGAATCCTGGGCGAAAATAGTTTTGCCAGCATTGGTATAGCCAGCCTCATTCCAGGTAACGATGCGACCAGTAATGGTGCGAGCGTCGCTATCGGCTGCGAGTATATTCATTGGCATGTTTATTTTCATCGGATTAGATCCTCTTCCATTCTTGCTTCGTCAATCGTCATAATTCCAGAGCGAACAAGGATTTCTAAAGTCTGTGCGCGCTCTAAGGGATTACCACGAAGGAAATCGTCCATGTCAAATTCGACTTCTTGCGTGTTAGGCGTGAAGTCAGGCATGGAAAGTCTTTGCTCGATTGCTTTCAGTAGTGGGCGAAGTGAGAAGTCCACAAGTGAACGTCTCTCGGATACTACGTTGGCATAAGTCATGGAATTAACGTCAGCGGATAAATACCACGCAGGAATTCCTACAAGACGTGCTACTTCAGTCGCGAGATATTGACGAGCCTGATTAAGTTGAAGCTTTTCAGGGTCAAATCCGACGGCGGTCATTTCTACGTCAGCATTGAGGAAAGCGGTTGCGCGAGATTGGCGCGAAATCTTCCATGCGTCGAGTAATTGACGGATACGATCTGCCGGAAGGTTTGTTCCAGTTGATTTAAGAACCATTGAAGGCGTAGGTTCGTTAGCGAAGTTATACGCGGTCTTTTCTAGCTCTAGCGCTGTGCGAATCGTACGGCCACCGATGGATAAAATACCATCCCCAGCAGGGAAAGCGATAATAGAATTCACGCCAGTTAAAGGCGTATTCTTTCCGTCAAGTTGGTATCCGATAACTTCGGTTCCTAGCGCGTTGTATTGTGGTGTTACTCTTTCAGGAGCAACTCGCGTCCAAGATTTAATTCGATTTGGAAATTCTGCGTACACTTCTAATACTTGGCCATAACCTACGCCGAATAATTTCATATCTTGTACGAGATAGTAATAAACAGTAGATCCAGGTACACGCGGGTCTGGTTGGTGAATAACTCGAGGGCTCTCGATTAAAGTCGAATCCGTTTTTAAGCGGGTTTCCAGCGGAATGCTTGCGATAGTGCCAGCGATGATGCCAAGTCCGCGCGCCACAGCCGGAACCTGTAGCGCTTGTTCGCGTGAACACGTTAGCGCGAACGCACCCCATCCCATCGGGGTTACAATGTTGAGAGGAGCGAGCCCAGCCTCAACGTCTACGTGTGAGCGCTCAGTCAGCGCTGCGGAAATCCGATTTTGATTCTCGGTAACGCGAAAGAAGTCTAAGATTGCCATATAGCGTAAAATTGTATCATAGTCAATTTTTAACCAACTAAAATATCAACATCAGCAATAGGTTTTGACGCGTCGTGAATTGCCATAGCGGTTGCGACGGCTGCGGTCGCGTTATCGTTGCTGGCTCGACGGCCAATGATCCATCCTCCGTCGCTGAAGTTAATTCGAGCGCAGGAAGCGATTGCTTTGTTTAGAGAATTTTGGTCTGCGTGGGAAAGTCTGCCATTTTCCATCGCCGATAACATCTCGTCGCAGGCCTGAGCAAATTCTCGGCCATCTACCGCTTTACATTGGATACCCGCTGCCTGTAATCGAGCGGCTACGCTCGCTCCGGTGTTTTTGCTAAAACTCACATGGCTTACGTCGTACTTTCGCACCCAAGGCGCTATCGCATTTGCTATCTGTAAATCATCAAGCGCGGTCTGACTATCAAATTCGTGTAATAATCCGACGGCTATCTTGCCATCTACTACTTGCGCAGCTACGAGAGCGCAGCGGTCGCGACGTGGCGTTAAGTCGTAGGCTAAGAATGTCGGTCTGTCGTTGGTTAGTTCTAAATTTAGATCCACACAATTAGCCCAAGCGCCAGGAGACCAGGGCGATACCATCGTGTCTACCCAAATGCCAAGATTCTCAGTTAGTACAACAGCTTCAGGTTCATTCTTTACGGCCATAAGATTCTCGTAATGAACCGAGCGACCCATCGCCGGATTTGCTGCCTTCCATGCGTCCAAGTCGTCAAGACTTGACCCAGGTTTCGCGCTCCATTCCATCCAGAGCAGAGAATCTTTTACGCCTTCAACTGTGTTATGTCCGCGAGTGCGTAATTCGTTGAGGACGACGGAAGTCGCGTCCCCAGCATTGGAGAACGCCCACAGCTGAGGATTCTTGGCCGCTAATTGGGTACGGCTAATTGCTGACCATGCGCCATAGTCTTTGTGTTCTCGTAATTCGTCCAGGTAGATAGATTCGGCTCCGGCATAACCTCGACCGGCTGCGTTATTGGCAACTACCTTAAATCGAGATCCATTGAGCATGGTGATTTCTTCCTGGCCATTTACTCGCCGGATATTCTTCACCTGCGAGGAAAGCCAGTCGTGATTCTCAAATAGTTCGACTACTTGGTTGAAATGCTCTAGCGAAATAGCCAGCTTATGAGCGCTGAGGATCTGAAGCTTCTCTTTCCACTCGGTTAGCCCCATGACTACGCGAAGGCGCATCAAATGGCTTTTACCTTGCTGCCT